AAAATTATACACTTCCATACAATCAATATATTCAAGGTAATTTTTGGAAAATAAATATTAATACTTATAACAAACTAATAAATATTTTTGAAGATATAAAAGAGAATAAGTTAATTTTAAAATATGACTGTCAAACTTTATTTTCGTATTATGTTTATTTTAAAAATGATAATATACCTAAAGACGTATTTATATTAGGTAGAAATATAAAAAGTAATACAATTAATGGATTATCCATCTGGGATATTTCAGGAGAAAATCATCCTAATATTGAGGGATTAAATAACTTATATATTAGTGATTCTAATACTCTTAAATCTAAATTATATCCTAATAAAGATATACATATTCTTAGTTTTACTTTTATTACACTGAGAATACTTTCTAAAACAAATAAATTCATCGAACTTTTTAAATATAATTAAACTAAGGATTTTACAAAAAGTCCTGCCATAGAGGATGCAACTCTATTAGTAAGTGGTCCTCCACCAGGACTATTATTAATATCTAAAATACACCACCCTTCGCTAATATCATTTATTAATTCTAATCTGCCATAATCTAACTTAATACTTTTAATATATTCTTTAAAATTATTAATTTTCTCTCCTAATATACTTATATCTACATCTAAAATTTCAGTTTGCTTTGAAAATTTACGATTTATATTTGAAGATGTATTATTTTTAATTAAAATACATTTGAAGTTGTATTCGTCAGTCTTAAGATTTTTTAGAACATAAATATTTAACTCTTCTGTTATATTTGATTCATTTGTTTTCAGTATTTTAAGGCCTATATGTTCATCTTTATCATAGTTTTTTTCATAATCTACTCTTTTTACTAAATGGGCTTGATAATTTTTTAAAAAAGCTTTATGGTGTCCTATTCCCTTAGCTAAAATAAATTCATCTTTTTCATCATAATTTTGGTTTCCAAAACCATATTTAGCAGATTCCAATACAATAATATTCTTTCTAGTAGATTCATATTTAAGATCATAATTCCAAGTATTACTTGCATTGTTATTATTATTATAAAAATTACTATCTATAGTTTCAGAACACTTAGGATAACAATAATCATATATGTAAAAATAGTAATTATCTTTAACATTTGGTATATTAAGCGTTTTAAGTTCATTCATTATAAGAAAATCTAAACCACTATGATGACAACCTTTCCAATATATCATAATATATTTATATTAATTATATCTTTTAAGTAAATACATAAAGTTTTATCCCGATGTTAAATTAATGAAAATTGATTTAGACAAGATAGACTACTATTACTTAACAATTCCTGAAAACGTAGAAAGAATTACACATATTAAATCTGAATTTAGGAACTATAATATTACTGAAGTAAATCCAGTACCATATAAAGATATTATAGGCAACTATAATGAAAGAGTTAAGAAACTGAAATCAGGTGTTACAGGTTATTTGAGAATAATTGACTTTGTTATGCAAAAATATAATAATGGAGTTTTTAAACCATTTATTATAATTGAAGATGATGTAAAAAAATATCGTGATATTCCTAATCAAGTAGAAATACCTAGCGATTCAGATATATGTTATATAGGTTTAAGTAGATGGGGTATGACAAATCTTAATGCACATGGTGTTGAAAACAGTGTATGTTATCAGGATGTTAATTCTGAGATCATTAAAGTTCAAAATATGCTATCTACACACGGAATTATAGTAACTTCTCTCAGAGGTCTTACTACACTCCAAAAATGCTTAATTGAAGATTACTACCTTAATAGAGGATGGGATATGTGTTTAGCCCAAATACAACCTTTTATAAATGCGTATGCATTAAAACAACCACTTGTTTATCAATATAAAAAAGTAGGTGGTCAAGAAAAACAAACAAAAATAGATTATACACAATTAAATAATAAAACACTACCAAATCAATGGATAAATAATACTAATTTATCTAACATTAGTATATATAAACCTGTTGAAAAAATAATGAAAGTCGGCGTCTTTGGTACTTGTAGAGTACAAGATTGGAAATTTGATAATCTAACTTTAGATAATAGTCAGTTTCCACTTACTTATAGAAATAGTAAATTTATTATTAATGTAAGACCATTAGGATATACGACATCTACAACAGATATTCTACAAAATCTTGAACTGGCAAAACATAATTTATATGATATTAAAGATGAATTTATTTATAGAAATATATTCTTAAAACATAATAATCGTAGTAAAGAAGCGATTTTTGATACAGACTATGATGTTCTTGTTCTTGAGATATGTTCCATAAAAAAATTATTACATCATAAATCTGGATTTATATTTCCATATCACTGTGCTGAAATTAATGGACGTGAAATATTTTTTAACGATTTACCTAAAAGTGAATATTCCCTAAACGATGAAAAATTTGAAGAAACAATTAAAAAAATTAGAATGATAAGAGACCTAATAAAATGCAAAATTATATTAGTTCCACCTATTACTGAATTTTTAGTTAAAATAACACAGTCAAAAGATGAATATGACAAAAAAATAGATCATACAATAGCTCATAGAGCTGATATAATTGATAGATTAAATAATGCTAAAGATGATAAGGATATCTATTTTATTAATTGGAATGATATAATCAAAGAAAATGGAATTGATAAGATGGTAGAAGACCAGTTTCATTTTACTGAGTATGGACGGAGGTATATAGCTGAGTATATTTATAATTTTATTCAAAAAAATTTTTAGATTATATAAGCATAAACATATAGTAATATAGAGTTAATTTAACTTATATCACTATTAATCTTTACAAAAATAATAAGTAACTATTTAAAACATTAATATACTAATAAATATAAAATGAGTAAGTGGTTACTTTTTAGATTTCCAATAACAAAAGGCGGTATAGGAGATATGATTAAATATTTTATAGGTGTGATTGATATAGCAAAATCTTATGATTTAAGTCCTTGTTTAATAAAAGATGAAAATATAATATCTAAATATATTATTTTGAAAGATAACAAAATGTATAAATTAACATCATTTCTTAAAAATTTTAAACATATGGATAATATAAAATCTACAGATATAGATAATATACATATTCATGCATCTGACAAAAATAGTGAATTTTGTTTTGTAGCTGATCCTAATATTTTTTATGAGCGACCTATTTATAATATTTTAGAAAAATATAATCTAAATGATATATTTTATTTTTCAAATGATGTTATTAATCTTGCAAAAAAAACAATATCAGATAAAGACTATATTTCAATTCATATTAGAAGAGGAGACAAGTTTATTGATACAGACCCTTCATTTAAATACGTCCTACACGATGAAAGACCTTTTAATGAATCTAGATTTTATAATTTAATAGAAGATACTTACAAAAATTATAAAAATATATTATTTTTTTGCGATAGTATGAGTTTTAAAGCAAAAATACAAAAAAAATATCCTTTTTTAATTACAACTAACTTTAATATTGGTCATACTTCTTATAAAAATACAAGTGAGGAACAGGTTTTAAATACAGTTTGTGAGTTCTACATAATTTCACAATCAAAAAGAATTATATCTAATTGTAAATCTGGATTTTCAACAGTTGCCAGTATGTTTAATAATGTTCCTATCACATATTATGAAACAGATATTGTTCCTAATAGATATTAGTTAGATTATAATTAATATTTAAAGTTTAGTTTACATATATTTATATATAACAAATGATTCCAATTTACAAACCATATATAAAAAAATACAAAAAATCTGCAAATCAAGCTATCAATAGTGAATGGATAAGTAATTATGGAGAATTTGTAAATAAATCAAATGAGTTTTTACACCTTTGAACATTTAAAACGCCGACTTATTTCATATAATTTATATTACCATCCTTAAGTTTTGGATAATGTTTATTTATACCTTCTACAAAATCATATAATAAATCAAAATATACTTCATTTAAATATAACATTGTTTCATAATTCCAAATAAAATATTTTTCATTACTTTTTATAATTTCTGATAATATTAATTTACTTTGTAGCATATTATTATCAATTTCTTTTTTCGTTCTACCGAATCTTTTTATTTTAGATAAATTACTAAATTGGGTATATCTTGTAGTAAGTATGAAATACAAATCCATTTCTTTAAATTCTTCTTTAAATTGTTTCAAAGTAAAATACTGATTCGCATTACCCCATGGTTGAGAACGATGTAATATTTTTATATTTGGTTTTAATGATTTACAATAACCGTAACCACTCCAATCATTTATATTATTTGTTGCTCCTACATAATATGCAATTACTTGTGCAATAAATACACTACCAGAAGATTCTGGTCCTGTTATTATAAAAATTTTTTTAGACATATATATATATATATATATTAATGCCTACTCATAAAAGCAGTGATTATAAATTATCAGCAGTTAAATATTATTTATCATTATAAATTCTAATAACATAATATTATCTGATGCTGCTTTTTTTTGTTTATCATTACAGCTAAAAATTAAAACAGATAATTGCTACTATATTAGTAGATTTAGGAACAAAAATTATGATTATTTTTATAGTAATAAATATGGATTTAAAAATATACGTGTGTATAAAAAATTTAAAAAATTTAGTTAATATATATATATTATAAATGAAAAATATTACAATAGGTTATGTTAATTTTTGGGATGAAAAAAGAGATTTATTTTATGAAATAATTAAACATAATTTAAATGTAAATATAAAAAAAGTAAAATATACTGAAAATCCATTTTTTTTGATAGTATCAGTAAATGGAGATATAAATAAAGTAAAAGATATCAGAGCAAAATATAAAATATTTTATACTGGAGAAAATACAGATAGAAATATTTACAGACAATTCAATGATCAAAAATTATATGAAATTTTTGATTTAATAATTGGTTTTAAAAAACCAGATTTATCTAAAAAACAAATAAATTTTCCTATATGGTTATATATGTGGTCTAGAGATAAAAGAATTTATAATTATAATGAGGAATATAATATTTTAAAAGATATTGAAAAAAATAATATACAAAATTTAAAAAAAAAGAAAAATATGTTTGCAACTATGGTAAGCACTCATGATTGTAATAATATTAGAAGTAAAATATGCGATGAAGTCGGGAAATATGGAAAAATTATGTATCCTTCTAAATTTAGAAATAATACACAACAAATACCAGATACCGGTAACAGATGGAGTGATAAAATAAATTACATATCTAATAGCATATATAATGTATGTCCCGAAAATTCAAAGGGTGAAGGTTATTTTACTGAAAAAATTTTTAATGCATTTGAAGCTGGTACAATACCAATTTATTGGGCTGTAAATTATCCTGAACCTGATATTATTAATAAAAATAGACTATTTATGGTAGATTTAGATAATATTTACAAAATTAATGATGTAATAATTAATAAAGATAAATATACTAAGGAACCTTTATGGGTAAATGGTTCATCTGAATATCTTAAAAATCTTTATGATACTTTGATAGAAAATTTTAGAAAATTTATTTTAACTTGAATTTTATTAAACCTTTTAACATTAAAATGCTATTAAAATTAGTTAAATTTGCCATTATATTATAATATTATATTACATAATATTATTTTATGTTAAATTTACAAGATATTTTTAATAAACTAGAAGACTATGTTATCATTAAATTTGATAAAAATTTACCAAAATATAATATCAATGATGATGTAGATATATTAACAAGGAATATTCAAAAAAATAAAAATATTATAATTAATTGGTATGATAAAAATACATTTTTACATAAAATTACTAATATTAATAATCATCATATTCAATTAGATTTATACAAAAAAGAACTCGTGAATAAATTACATTTTCGGTTTGATTTGTTTGAAAAATTACATTATAAAAAGTTTTCACTCAATGATAATATTTATCCATTAATTTTACATAATAAAATACACAACGGTATATCTTATGTACCATGTTTATTAGATGATTTATCATTACGATATTGTGAATATATTGAATATATTGACATTCGTGCTGATAAAATCAAACATCTTAATTATGTTAATAATTATAAAAAAGATTTTTATAAAATTAATAAAGGGGAAACTAATTGTAAATTAAATTATAAAAATACAACAACTATGTATAATAGTATAATCATATGGGGACATGGTATAGAATATATTTTAGATATTTTAAATGTTATTAATAATAATATAAATTGCAGTATTTTAAATATAAAAAGAGGTAGTATTGATAATCATGATAATTTTATCAAAAATATTTATAAATTAGAAATGGTTAATAGTAATCATATTTTCAACAAAACACAATATTTGAAATCTGTTAAAAATGAGTATTTTCATATTTTAATTAAAAATTATGGATCAAATATTAAAGAATATGGAGAAGGAACATTTAAAGTTTGGGCTGATGTAAATTTAGTAAACTTAAAATGGAAATTAAGAGAGATGTATAATCCTAAATTTAATGATCCAAACTTACAGCCTTCTAAACACTTATCACCAGGGATTTCACACAATCATGTAATTCATGTTACCGATACAATTGAAGAATGTATTCAAGTTTCGTGTTTTATATTAAATAAACATCCACAAGAATTTGAAAACAAAAAAATTAATAATATATATTTTCCTTGGCATTTGACAATACATAATAATATTAAAAAAATTAATGTTAACATTGATAAGTTACATATTAGATTAGTAAATGACCCAAATAGTTATAAAATAATTGATTCTCCTCATTATAGTTATGTATGTAAGGATAAAAATCCATATATAAAGTATTATACAAAATATATGGGTACTTATT